CGCAAGCGGCGCACGGACCTCGGCCAGACGACGCTCCCCGTCCTGCTGGAGGAGACAATCAGCGAGCAGGAACGCGCGTGGGGATGGCGCGTCGCGGCCGACGGCGGCAGCACGCTCTGGTACCCGAACGGGTCGCGCATCCTCGTCGTCGGTCTGGACAACCCGGGCAAGCTGCGGTCCGGCCAGTTCGACATGGCCCTCGTGGACCAAGCGGAGGAGCTGGACGAGGACGAGTGGAACGCCATCATGGGACGGCTGCGCCATCGCGTCGGTCCGTATCGACAGCTCGCGGGCTTCTGCAACCCCAGCGGCCCGTCGCACTTCCTGTTCAAGCGGTTCCGCCCGGACCTCGGCAGCCACGTGGAGTGGTCGCGCGAGCCCGTAACGCTTATGAACGGCGACGTGCTGCCGCCGGGCCAGCCTATGCGCGAGTGCGTGCTCGCCGGGGAGCGCGACAACGTCGAGAACCTCCTGCCCGACTACCAGCTCATGCTGAGCAGCTACACCGGGGCGTACAAGGACCGCTACGTGCTCGGGAAGTGGGTGTCGTTCGAGGGCTCGCTGTTCGGCATGTGGGACGAGCGGTTCCACGTTCGGCCAAGGCCGGAGGAGTGGAAGGAGTGGGGCGGCTACCCCCCGCCGAACTGGAAGCGCGTGCGCTCGGTGGACTTCGGCTACGCCGCGCCGTTCGTGCTTCAGTGGTGGGCCGTGAGCCCGACGGGCGTGTGGTGGCTGTACCGGGAAATCTACCGGACGCAGCGCCTCGTCGCGGACCACGCCAAGGTCGCCAAGGCGCAGGAGGCGCGCGAGCTCACGACGCTGAACGAGTGCATCACGGTGAAGAACCTGCGCGCGTGGCCGAAGATGCCGACGCTGCCGCGGCTGTCGTTCAGTCTGTCCGTCGCGGACCAAGCCGACGCCGAGGCCCGCGCCCAGCTTGAGGACTTGGGCTTCGCGTCTGCGCCCGCCGTGAAGGACCGCGACCCCGGCTACCAGACGCTGTACGAAATGCTGACACCCCGCCTGAACCCCGCGACCAACGAGGTGACGGCCCGCATGTACTTCGTGCGCGACGCGCTCTGCGAGGCCCCGGACCCGCGCCTCATCCACCTCACCAAGCCCACGCGCACGTTCGAGGAGTTCCCGATGCTCCAGTTCCGGCCCGTGCCCGCGAGCGGCAAGGACAAGACGCAGCCCGAGGAGCACCTGAAGGGCGACGACCACGGCTACGACGCGGCCCGGTACGCGGCCCACACGTTCCGCATGAGCGGCCCGGGAGAACTCTTGCTCCTGCGGTGACGATTCCACTACGCTCACCGTCATGCGACTGGACCTCCGGCAGATGGCGCGGCGCTTCGGCTTCAACGCGCGCAGCGTGAGCAAGGCCCTGCGTGACCCGGAGAAGCACGGGCCGCCCATCGACCACTTCCCGCACCCGAAGCCCATCACGACCGCCAAGCCCGGCTTCCCGCACATGTGGAAGTGGCCGAACTACTCCGGCTCGGGCGGTCCCATCCTCACCGCGCCCGGCGTGTTCGACACGACGCACGTCGCGGCGGCGGCGAAGTGCAACATGGTCGCCATCAACTCGGTGCCGTTCACGAACCCGGGCACGCCCGCCAACCTCGGCATCATCGCCGCGATGAAGGCGTACAACCCGAGCCTCATCTTCTCGTGGCTGGAGTTCTACCAGTGGAAGTTCGCCTACACGGGTCCGAACCTGTGGGGCGACGTGTGGTCGCTGATGGTCGGACCGCCCGACGTGCGCTTCTACATGGCGGGCAGCGGCGGCACCGTGTTCTGGCCCGACAATGCGGGCAACTTCTACGACATCGCCGACGTGCAGGCCGCGCTGCTCGCTCTGTATCGCTCGCACATGGTGGGCAACGGCGCGGACGGCATCCTGTTCGACACGTTCATCGCCAACGCCGGAGCGTGGTACGACCCGCCGGGCATCGACCTCGCGCTCGCGGGCTATGCGACGCTCGCCGACCTGAACTCCGCGAACGCCGCCGCGACCAGCACCATCATCACCGGACTGCAGGACGCCGGTAAGCTGTGGGCCAACCGCGGCGCTGCGCCCGGCTACACGCCGGACTCCATCATGGGCCTGATGACGGGCGAGATGATTGAGAGCTGGGACCCCGACTGGGGTCAGGGCGGCACGCAGATTCCGCAGGGCGGCGTGAGCAACGGTCTGTTCGCCAACTTCGACGCCGCGATGACGCAGCTGATGTCGCGGCAGGGCACCGACCCGACCGGCGACGGCGGCAACCTCATCAAGCAGGAGACGGGCGACAACCTCGGCGACCCGTCCATCCTCGGCACCGCGGCGTGGAACAAGTCGGTGCGCTACGGGCTCGGGTGTGCGTGCGTCGCGGGCGGGATGCTCAACCTCGGCTACGGCAACGCGCGCAACAACGTGAACGACGTGTTCTCGAACGCCGACGAGTACGCCGTGGACGCCACCGGGCACACGGACCTCACCATGAGCGCCGCGAACCGCGGCTGGCTCGGGCGGCCCGTCGCGTTCGGCTTCAAGGACGCCGGGGGCTGCTACGTGCGGCGGTTCCAGAACGGCATCGTCATCGTGAACGGCCCGGGGGCCACGCGCTCCTTCACGCTCGATGCGACGTACAAGCGCATCGCGGGCGCGTACGACACGACGGTGAACAGTGGGGCGTTCGTGAGCGGGACGATTTCCGTGCCGTCGAAGGACGGCCGCTTCCTCCTGAGGGCGTCGTGAACAAGATGCAGCGGCTCGTCCGCGCGACGAACGTCGGCTGGCGCGCGCTCATGCGGGCGCTGTCCGCGACGGACCTGCCCATGGGCGAGACGTGGCGGCTGAACGCGCCGTGGTACCTGTCGCAGGAGGCGAGCGACTACCCGTGGGCGTTCAAGCTGGTCCCGACCGTGCAGTTCTGCGTGGAGCTCTACCAGAGCACGCTCGCCGCGACGCCGCTCAAGTTCTACACGGGCGAGGGCGACAGCAAGAACGAAATCCCGCGCGTCAAGGGCAACATCGTGGACATGTGGGCCAACGCGAACACCGAGCAGACCGGATACGAACTCACCGAAGACCTCGTCGGCTCGCTCGAAGTGTTCGGGAACGCCTACCTGTTCAAGGACTACGCCGGGACCAAGCGCGTCCAGCAGTTCTGGATGCTGAACCCGGAGACGGTCAGCCCCGTGCGCGGCAAGGGCCGCCAGACCATCCGCTTCGAGGTGAAGGACGGCGGGCGCGTCGTGGACGTGCCGCGCGACCAGATAATCCACTTCCGCCGCTACGACCCGAACATGGGCGCGCTCGGCGTCAGTCGGCTGGAGGCCCTGCGCCAGAGCTACGAGGCCACGCGCGACGCGCAGCGGTTCCTCCGCATGTTCTACGCGAAGGGCGGCATGGTCGCCGGGCACTACTCGACGGAGCAGAGCATCGACGACGACGACATCGCGCGCCTGAAGACGCAGTTCCGTCAGCGGTATCAGGGCATCGAGAACTCGTGGGACCCGGTGTTCCTCCCGAAGAAGCTGGCCTTCACGCGCGCCGGGCTCACGATGGCCGAGATGCAGTTCATCGAGACGAGCAAGCTGACCGCGCAGCAGATGTATCAGCTGTTCAAGATTCCACCGATGCTCGCCGGGCAGCTCGAAGGCGGCACGGGCCTGAACAGCGACGTCGCCACCGTGTCGATGATGCTGTTCCTGCGGTTCGGCGTCATGCCCGCGGCGCAGCGCATCGCGCAGAAGCTGAACGAGGCCCTGCTCGGCAGCGGTGAGTTCGGCTTCGGCGTCTCGTGCGAGTACGACTTCACGAACGACCCCGTCATGGTGGAGAGCTGGCTCAAGCAGGCCGAGATGTGGAACAAGGCCACGGGCGCGCCGCACGTCAGCCGCGCCGAGGCGCGCGACCGTCAGGGCCTGCCGCCGCGGCCGGAGTCGGAGGGTCTGGATGACATCCTCGTTCCGACGACGCTCACCGACAGCAGCACCGCGCGTCAGCTCAGCGAGGTGGACCTCGAAAACGCGAAGAACCCGCCCGCGCCCGTTGTCGCGCCCCCGGGACAGGACCAGCCGCAGCCGCCGCCCCAGCCGAAGCGCACCGTCGAGGACCTGTTCACCCGCTCCCGCGAGCTGACCCGGATGCGGCACGACCGGAAGCTGCGCTCGCAGGAGGCCAAGGTCACGACGTTCGCGCGGCGGCACTTCGCGGGGCAGGCGCGGCGGCTGAAGGAGAACGCCCGCGAGCAGATGCGCGTCCTCGCGCTGGCGCGGTCCTTCGACCTGAACGAGCTCCTGCGCGAGCTGCACGACCCGGACAGCATCGGCAAGGCGCGGCGGCTCATCCGCGGCATCGTCAACGACGCCGGAGACGACGCGCTGGCCGAGCTGGGGCTGGACCTCGCCTACTCGCTCCAGAGCCACGTCGCGCGCGAGTTCGTGTCGCACAAGGGCTACAACCTCGTCGCGCAGATTGACAAGACCACGCGCGAAGCGCTGCGCGAGGGCGTTGGCGACGCGCTGGCGAAGGGAGCCGGGCTCGACGACATCGTCGCGGCCATCGACGCCGTGATGAACGAGCGCATCGCGCGGGCGCAGCGCATCGGCCGCACGGAGACGGCGGCGGCGTTCAACTTCGGCACCGAGGACGGCTACCGCCAGTCCAAGGTCGTCGAGAAGAAGGAGTGGCTCACCGCCGGAGACGAGCAGGTGCGCGACACGCACCGCGAACTTGACGGCGCTCAGGTCCCGCTGGACGATGTGTTCGTCAGCAGCAGCGGCGCGCGGCTCGGCTTCCCCGGCGACCCGAGCGCGGGCGACCCGGCCGAGGTCATCAACTGCCGCTGCACGCTCGTTCCCGTCGTGGACTCCAAGGCGCGCGCGGTGGAAGTTCCCCCGGCCGTCGCAGAGCGCATGAACGGCCACGCGAAGCTGGTCACGCTGGAGGACTTCGTCAATGGACGGTGACGAGCGCAACGACGCCCGGCCGCGGCCGGTGTACTGGTGCGACGACTGCAAGCTGACGTTCCAGTTCGATTCACCGCCCGTGAAGCAGACCTGCCCGCGGTGCGGCCACTCGCTGAAGGACGGAGCCCGCGTGAGCGGCTCCGACACGGTGACGCGATGAGGGACAGCCTGTTCACCCTCGCGCGGGCGGACGCTGGCCGCGACCGGCGCATCGGACTGTCGTTCTGGATTGCCGGGGACCAAGAGCGTTCCATCCGCAAGCAGTTCCACTCCGAGGTGCAGACGTTCGCGGGGCGCAACATCTCCGAGGACGACTACGCCGTGCGCGGGATGCTCGTCGCCAACAGCCAGCGCGACTACTACTACTCGCGCTTCAGCCGCGAGGCCCTGACCGAGGCGGCCGAGCTGCTGCCGGGCGCACCTGCGCTGTACGGCCACGACACTCGCGGGGTGCCCGTCGGCCGCATCTTCCACGCGCGCGTGACGCGCATCGAGGACCCGAACCTCGACTCGCGCGACCAGCACTGGCTGGAGGCCCTCTACTACGTCCCCCGTGACGCGGACGGCGAGGCGCACCTCCGGCGCGTGGACCTCGGCATCTTCCGCGAGGTGAGCATTTCGTGGCGCTGCAGCGGGCAGGACTGCGGCGTGTGCGGACGGTCCATCCACTCCTGCCCCCACATCCCGGGCGACATCTACGACGAGCGCGGCTTCTGCGACTACGAGTTCTCGGGCATCACCGCGGCGATGGAAGTGAGCCACGTCTACCGCGGCGGCCAGAAGGACACGAGCACGTTCGTCCCCACCACCGAGGGCGGCGGCGAAGGTGCCCCGGGGGTGGACGGCGCTCCGGCGCTGGCGGCGGGTCGCCTCATGCGGTCCTGTCCCCCGGGCACCCTCGACGTTGACCCGGCCATGCTCATCGAGGCCAAGCGTCGCAACGGTGCGATGTTGCACGTGGACGACGTGGAGACGTGGCTGCGCTCCGAGCGGGCGATGGACTTCATGGGCTTCAGCTTCGGGCAGCCCGGCCAGCGCGGGAACGTCCAGCGCCTGAGCATCGACCAGAGCCGCTTCAACTCGGTGGCGGCGGCGAAGCGCTGGGCGCGCGGGCACGACTTCCGCGTGGACCGTCAGCGCACCGAGGGGATGAGCCTTGCATTCGAGCAGCAGGATGCGTCACAGTTCCTCCCGGACGGCTGGCGCGAAATCCAGCTCGACCGCGGCGTACATGCAGTGGTCGGCAAGCGTGACCAGAACGCCCGTGAGCGGAAGGCCCGCGAGGCGACCAACACCAACGACGACGCTCTGGAGCTCTGGCTCCGTGAGGCGGCATCAGGAGCGAACCGATGAGCAAGGTGGTGGAGTTGAACCTCAAGCCGGACCTGACCACGGCGGACGGGCTGCGCCAGCACACGCTCGACATCACCCGCCACCTGAACGAACTGACCCTGAAGCAGCAGAAGGGTCACTTCGTCACGGAAGACGAGTGGAACGCGGTCGATGGTGGCCTCAAGGAGCTGGGCCAGCGCACGCAGAGCATCGACGAGATGCTGAAGGCGCAGGCCAGCCAGCACCCCGGCGGCGAGGAGAAGTTCCTCATCGACCGCGCGGCGCTGCGCCTCGACCAGCCCGAGGACATGAACAAGTGGCAGCGCGACTACTTCAACTGCGCCGTGCTGCGCTGGGACGAAATCGCGTCCCTCGCGCACCTCGGCCACGAGCGCATCGCGTCGCTCGGCCTGTCGGACGACATCGCGCGCGCCGCGTCGTCCACGAACTCGGCTCGCCTGCGTGACCGCGTCATGCGGTTCCAGACGCTGAACGACGAGCTGCTCGTGCTGGACACGCTCCTGCACCCGGCGGCCTCGCGTCAGCCGGACCTGCACGCGCGCTACCAGCGCATGCGGCAGTACAAGCGGTGGAACGAGTACGCCCGCGTCGTCAACGACATGTGCGACTCGATGAAGGTCGACCGTGCGTTCAACGAGACGACCGGCACCTCGGGCCTGAACTGGGTGCCCGTCATCCTGTCGGCCCAGCTCATGGACCTCGTTCAGGTCTGGAGCCGCGTCGCACCGCTGATGACGCCCATCACCATGACGAGCAAGACGCTCGACTGGCCGGTGCTCGGTGCGGACCTCACGGCCTACCTCGTGGCCGAGGCGACGAACGACGCCGATACCGTCGCCGCGACGGCCAGCACGGCGACCACGAACAAGATTACGTTCACCGCGCAGAAGCTCGGTGTGCGTACGTTCGCGTCGGCCGAGGCCATCGAGGACGCCATCGTCGCCATGGTGCCGTTCGTCATCCAGAACGCCGCGAAGGTGCTGTCGCGCGGCATCGAGGACGCCATCATCAACGGCGAGACGGGCGTCACGATGGACGGCGCGACGTTCAACCCCGCGGGCGGCGTGCGCCGCGCGTGGAACGGCCTGCGGTTCTGGTCGCTGATGACGGCCTCCTACCCGGCGAAGCTGGACATGGGTGCCGGTGTCATCACGGAGTCGAAGATTCTCGACCTCCAGTACAACATGGGCGTGTGGGGCGCGAACCCCGGCCCGCTGGCGTTCATCGTCGGCTTCCACGCACTCAAGTCGCTCATGAAGCTGTCGTCGATGCTGACGCTGGAGAAGTTCGGCCCCAGCGCCACCATCCTGAGCGGTCAGGTCGGGTCCATCTTCGGTTCGCCGGTGGTGGTGTCGGAGTTCGTGACGGAGAAGAACGCCACGGGCGTCCACGACGCGGTGGCGGCCAACAACGTCAAGGGCTCGCTGCTCTGCGTGCATCGTGAGTCGATGGGGCTCGCCACGCGGCGCGGCATCAACGTCAACGGCAGCACCGACCGCTACATCGAGCAGGACCAAGTGGTGTTCGTGGCGACGGCCCGCAACGACTTCAAGTGCTTCTACGGCTCGACGTCGGGTTCCACGCTCTCGGCCACCACGACGCCGGTCGGCATCATCTACAACATCCTGTAGTCAGGGGAGGCGCACCCGATGGCGAAGGAGAGCGAGAAGCCGAAGGAGCCGGAGCCCGCCGCGGACGGGCCGCAGATGACCATCCGCAAGGGGCGCTACGTCGGCGTCAACGGCCGCGCGTTCGACTCCATCCCCTTCGGGGAGCGCCTCGTCTGTCGTACGGGGCAGATGTACGAGGTGCGGGCGCAGTTCAGCTACCTGTGGCTGGACCCGCACTTCGCCATCATGTTCGAGTGGGATGGCGACCCCGAGCTGGTCCCGGCCGTGAACCCGGGTCAGGTCGCCGCCAAGTAGCGAAGCAGTAGCTCTGCGGGCACCGCCCGCCGTCGCGGTGGTGCGGCCCCACCGAAGCGGTGGCTCCGGTGCCCGCTTTTTTGCAGGGAGCGAGGGTTCGCAGCTCAGGTTCATACCCTGTGGCTTCCGGGTTCAATTCCCGGCCCTGCTACCAGCTTGGAGGGCTCGTGGCGGAAATCATCACGCTGGACCCGCTGACCCTCACCGACCTCGACACGGCGCGGGCCTACCTCAAGGCCACGACGACGAACTACGACGAGGTCATCAAGGCGTGCGTGAACCGCGCCAGCGCGCAGATTGAGCTCTACTGCAAGCGCTACCTGCTCGCGCGCACGTACGACGACGCAAGCGGCGTTGCGGGCGACCGCCCGACGATGCGGCTCGACGGGAGCCGCTGCGGCCCGCCGCTCGGCTACGGCATGTCGGCGAACGTCATCATGGTGACGGAGTACCCCATCGTCAGCGTGACGAGCATCACGTCCCTCTACCCGGACGGCGTCACCACGCGCACGCTGAACACGGCCGGGATGAAATTCCTTCCGGGGCACCGCATCCAGCTCCCGAACGACTCGTTCGACCCCGGGAATCAGAACATCCTCATCAAGGGCGTCTTCGGCTACTCCACGTCGCGCCACGCGCGCGAGCGCCGTGCGCTGGAGGCCGCGTGCCTGCGCTGGGTGCAGGTCATGTATCAGGACCAAGACGCGGTCATCGGGCGCGGCACGACCTTCGGCGTGGGCGGGGAGACGGTCCAGCTCATCTCCGGGGCCATGCCCAGCGACGTCATCGCGGCCATCGCGCCGTTCCAGCGGCTGGTCTGATGCCCGCGTCCATCACCGTGCGTGGAGCGCCGAGCGTCGCGCGCGTGCAGCAGACGCTCGCCGGGCGCGGGGCGGGCATGGTGCTGCGGAACCGCTTGGCGATGGAGCAGGTCACGCTCCGGCTGGAGCGCACGCTCAAGGTGGACCACCTCACCGGGCAAGCGGGCGAGCATCCCCTGTTCGGCAAGACCGGCGCGAAGGGAAACGCGCTGGCCGTCGTCACGGGGCACACGCGCAACACCATCGTCCGGGCCGTGTTCACCCGGGCGAAGCACGTGCAGGGCGTCGTGGGGTCGCCGCTCAAGTCGTTCGCCGTCCACGAGTACGGCGCGACCGTGCGCGGCAAGCCCTACCTGCGCATCCCGACGCGCTTCGCCAAGACGGCCTCCGGACAGGACCGGCTCGGCCCCCGCAGCGCCCGCACGCTCGGCAACACGTTCATCGCGCGCACCAAGGCGGGCAACCTGTTCATCTTCGAGCGCGGCACCCCCCGCGCCGAGGCCAGCCCGCGCGGCATCCTCCCGCTCTACCTCCTGAAGCCGACCGTCAAGCTGCGCGCGCGCCACATGCTGCGCGAGACGCTGAAGGCCAACATCACGTACATCCGCGAGCAGTTCCGCGGCGTCACGGCCTACGTGGCGAAGGGGCGCTGATGGCGACGGTCGTCACCACGTGCAAGATGAACACCGTGCTGGACGCCTTCGTGGCGCGCATCCAGCAGTACGTCAAGCCCAACTCGGGCCTGAACCTCGTCCAGACCGTCCCGCAGGTGAAGCGCATCCTCCGGCTGGGGGACTTCACCGGGGCCACGAAGCCGCTCGTCGCCGTCCAGTGCGGCGAGTGGACCGCCGACCCCAAGCCCGCCCGCCGCTTCGACGGGAACCTGACCATCATCGCCTACTGCATGGTGGACACCCGGGACGGCGACGAACAGCAGCTCCTGAACCTCGTGACGGACGTCATCCGGGCCATCCAGCGGGACGAGACACTGGGCGGTCTGGTAACGTACACTTTCGTGACCGCGTTCACCCCGAACGTGGACACGAGCGCGAGCACGGGATACGCGCAGGCGGCCGTGACCTTCAACCTGAAGTACAACTGGGACGCGGATACGCCATAGGAGGCTGAGACATGTCGCCGTTCGTCATTCCGGGCTTGGGCTTCCAGAGCAGCGTGCTCCTCAAGCACGAGGCCACGTACGGTACGGCGGCCACGGGCGCAGCCGAGTACGCCGGGGAAATCGTCTCGGCCGAAATCACGCCGCGGCTCTCGGTCATCACCGACCCGTCGCTGTCGTCCACGCAGCGCAGCCCGCGCTTCATCGGCGAGGGCGGCCAGTACTACGAGTGGACCCTGAAGGTTCGCTGCGGCTACAACGGCATCCTGCCGTGGGTTCGCATGATGTTCCCGTCCTACGCGCACGCGACCGTGGATACGACCGCCCACAGCCACACGTTCAAGGAAGTCGGGGTGCTGTCGCCCGCGGCCGGTTACGGGCAGGCGCAGTGGGGCTTCACCATCGACATCTACTGGGGCAACGTCCCGACGAACAACCCCAACCGCCTCATCGGCGCGCTCGCGACGGGCCTGCGCTTCACGGGGCAGGCGGGCACGGGCGACAACGCGATGGTGATGATGGAAATCTCGGGCGTGTGCAAGACGCTGTCGCCCGCCATCAGCTCGAATCAGCTCACGACCGTTGCCCTCGCGGCGGCGAAGGGCGTCATCTTCCATCAGCAGCTCCGCACGGCGGGCAACTTCGGCGTCGGGTCGGGCACCGCGGCGGACAGCATCCAGATGAAGTCCTTCGAGGTGAACATCCAGCAGCCGATGGACACGCAGCGGTTCCTGTTCGGTCAGGTGAACGCCGAGGCCCCCGTGCCGAACGGCCTCATGGACTGCTCGTTCTCGGCCGAGCTGGAGTGGACGGGCGCGAGCGA